TGCGAGAGCGACCATTCCGTCAATGCGGCCGGTCGCCTTTGCTTTGTCGAGTTTGCGATTCCCGGCGGCGTCTCGAGTTGCGACTGCGTTCGCAGCGCACCAGGTCAAGACGGGGTGTCCGCCGTGACAGATGCGCTCGGCCATCAGTTCGCCCTCGAGCGCGTCAAGCGCCGGAGCCATGTCGCGGTAGCCTTGGCCGAACTCCACCAGGGGGAGCTCGCGACCGAGCCGCGACAGCTCGGTCTTGAAGACATCCATCCGCCACCGATCGAAGGCGATCGCGGCGACGTCGTAGTCGTCGCAGAGTTGGCAGAGCTGCTCGGCGACGACCGCGTAGTCGACGGACGCGCCCGGCGTCGCGACCAGGTATCCGCGATCTCGCCATACGTCATACGGTGCCCGGTCCCTCGAGGCCCGGTCCGTCAGTCCCAGGCTCGGCGCGAAGAAGATCGGCTTCGTATGCCAGTAGCCGCGGCCGTCCCTGGTAACAGCGACAAGCGCCGTCAGGTCGTTTCGCGCCGAAAGGTCGAGCCCGATATAGACCGGGTTCTCGTAGAACGCGGCCTCGTCCGGCTCGGCGCCGTTGCGTAACCAGACCGCTCGAGGGACGAACGGCGAGGTCTGGTCGACGCGCTGATTCAAGACCAGGTTCCGATAGGAGCTCTCGCGCGACGGCATTCGCTTCGCCGCTGCGGCCTGCTCTCGGACCTCCGTCGGATTTAGAAAATCACCGAAGGCGGGATTCGCCGCCCTCATCGCTTCGTCGGAGAACGGGTCCATCGACTCGCCCGCCGAAAACATGAAGAGCTTTGTCTTCGGATCGGCGCCGGTCTTCGCGTCGTCGATCAGTACCGACAGAAGGTCTGCGTCCGTCGGTGCCTGCGTCGAGATCACAATCGAGAGCGGCTCGGCCTGGGCGCCGCTCGCCGTCTCGAGCGCTTCGTATAACTCGCTCCGCGGCCCTTTCACCTGGCCGAGCTCGTCGTGTACGGTGAACACCGGCGAGAGGCCGTAGGCGGTCGAGGCTTCGGCAGAGAGCGCCCTGTAGAGCGTCCCGAGTTCCTGGCAGTAGAGCTGCTTCGCGGTGTCTCGTACCGCGACGACCGCGTTCAGATCCGGCGACATCCGGACAATCTTCGCGGCGAGCGCGAATAGGATCGCCGCCTGGTCGCGACTCTGCGCTGCCGAGAAGAGCTGCGAGTTCGCTCGAGCTTCCGGTCCGCAGAGGTGCAGAAGTAGCAGGAACGCGGAGAGCGAGGTCTTCCCGTTTTTTCTCCCATACGAAACGATCGCTCGTCTCGTTGGCGAGTCGTAGATCCCGCGGATGATCTCCTTCTGAAATTCCCGCAGCGCGACAGGTCGCCCGACATGGGCGCCTTCCGGCACCCGACAGGTCGCCTCGATCCAGGCGATGTTCCGATCGCCTCGAGCTAGGCTCCAAACTCCCACGGCTTCTTCGGCGCCGCGCGATCGCTTGCGGTTGCCGCGGCTCGAGCGCCGTATCGGCTCTGCTGCGTGAGCCGCATCTTCGTCGCCAGGCTCGCCAGTTGTCCGCCGATCTTCGTCTGTAGGTTGATCAGGCGGTCGTAGTCCTCGAGGCATTCCGGGCTCACCTCGCGCAGTTTGCGCGCGACGCGCCGGGATTCCGCGGCCATCGAGCAGTAGTGCTCGAAGAGCGGGAGGTTGTCGGGACCGAACCAGTCCGCAGGCTTCGACGCAACGATCTCGCGCCAGATCGCGCTCTCCTCGTCTCCCAGGCGATCAGGAGGCGCGACCCTCTCATGGGGTGCGACCCGTACCACCGAGAGCCCCTCGGAGCTCTTCCGGCCTCGCTGTAGCATTTCAGGAATCCTTGCCGATTAGCACAAAACAGGCTCGCGCTCGGTGTCCGAGCCTCGAGCCGTAGAGATTCGACCCTCCCCTCCCTCATCGAAAAAAATTCCAGGGATGACCAGGGTCTAGGGGTGTGCCCGAGGTGTCGCATCCCCGGAGCGTTCCGGTCTGCTCGAGCTCGGCCTTCGCGCCGTTGTGGCAAGCCTCGCAGAGGGGTTGCCAGTTCGTCGCGTCCCAGAAGAGCTTCTCGTCGCCTCGATGTGGCGTGATGTGATCGACGACCGATGCCGCCGTCACCCTGCCGAGTTGCTCGCAGTACACACAGAGCGGATGCGCTGCCAGGTAGGCCTGGCGGGCTGCTTTCCACTTGCGACCGTAGAGACGATCGCGATGTGCTTCCCTCGACCACAGTCGAGGTTTCGATAGTTTCGTCATGCAAATGTGCACATCAAGCAATTTTCGCTGACCAGGTATCCGCGACCGATAGCGCGCCGTACATCGCTGTCCGGAAGCGACGCAGCAGCGTCTGGTATTGAGCCGGGCTCATTCGCAGGCGCCGCGCTCGTGCCTCGTTCGGTTCGTCCCTTGGCGTGAGGTAGGTGACCTCGACGAGCTGCGCCCAGGAGTGACGTCCCCGGCATAAGTTGGTCACGCACCGCTCGACGATGACGACCTCGTTCGGCCAGGTCTCGTCCGGCGTATATCCGCCAGGTGAGTTGATCCCGAGCACGATCTCGCGCAGGAGCTTTGTGCTGATTGATTCCCTCGGGTAGCCGAGCTCGCCCAGGCGATCTCGAGCGAATCTCGCCCATTGATACATTCGCCAATCGACGAACGCGGTCACGTCGGTCGCGTTCCTGGGTTTTCTCTCGTAGGCGTCGGCTGCGGCGGTGCTCACGGTTCAGATCCCCTGCGTGTCGTGAAGGTGGTCTCCGAGGTGTAAGGTCGAATGACGACCTGGACCTTCCCGTTTGGGAAGACCGGACCGCGGATCACGCGGAGGTCGTCGATATTGCTGTCGTCCTCGATCACGCCTGCGGCGACGACGGCATCGAGGAGCGCCTTCTGTAGGTTGTCGAGGTCTCGCCTGCGTCGATCCGGCGGATACGCCAGGAGCTCGACCTTGAGCGGTCCGCCGATCTGCTCGACCGGGACGCCCTGGTCGCTGATAGCCTCGATCGCGGCCTTCCGATACGCGCGACCTCGAGCACCGATCACCATGCGCCCGCGGAAGTTGCGCCAGTAGTGATTCACCGAAGGTGGGAAAGGTAGCGTGAACTCCAAGGGGATCACCTCGTTCCCGTCCTGCGCGTTAATTGTCGGAATTGCGCGTAGGTTGAAATTTGGACAAACAGCTCCGGCCACGAGCTCGCCGTGCTGTAGAGCTCCGAGTTCGGGATCTCGAAGGTGTCGGTCTTCATCTCGAACGATGTCCCGTCGTTCCGATGCCTGGTCTGCCCTGCCTGGTAGAGCTGCGCTCGAGCGAGGAACTCGTCCTTCGGTAGCCAGCCGCAAACGGTGATCCGGTTGGTCGTTCGGTTGAACGACAGGAAAAGGTAGGCGTCGACCTGGAACGCGACCTGGCTCGCGACGAGGTTGTTGACGTACTCGAGCCGCGGATCGACCGCGCGTGTCATCGTCTTGACGTCGAACGTCAGGCCGAAGAGCTCGAAATCCACGCCTCCGTCGTGTCGGCTGCTCGGCCGCATGAACTTCCGACCGATCGCGAAGTTGATCACGTTTTGACCGAGAATCCCGACGAGCTGCTGCTCGGGTGTTCCGTCGCTTCCGTCTCCGCGACGTCCGAGGTTCACGCTCGACGCTAACGTCTGCGACTCCTCGATCACCCGCGGATGTACGTCGACGGTGAATGCCATGCGTCAAGTCAGCGCTCTCACGATCCAGATCGCGACGACGGCGAGCGCGCCCGCGCCGATCCCCAAGATCGCCCCAACGGTCGCGACCGCGACCAGTCCGTCGAAGACTGTTTTCGTTTTATTCATGCGTTTGCATTACCGAGTCGGGTTGCAATCAATCGCGCCAGGCGTTCGAGCTGCTCGAGCGTCAGCGTGTACTCGTCATCGACCTCGAGCGCGCCGACCCATCGAGCGAGCGCCGCGATCTCGTTCGTTGTCATACTTCGACCTCCGTGCTCTCGTAGCCGGTCAGCGTCACGGATCGCTCGGAGATGAGAACGTCAGCAAGAAGGCGCGCGGCCTCTTCGGTCCTCTCGCGTCGATACGTTCGCCAGTTCCACCACCACCGCGACTTCCCGGCCGGGAGGTACTCGACGTGCCAGCCGTTGTTCGTTCGGTTCACTCGATCGAGGTGCTGAACGATCCGAACGCGCGAGATCGGAACGACGGTCGTCGTCACGCGCGAGAACGGCGTCTTTCGGTGTTTAAGGTTCATGCCTTCTCCGAGCTGTAGTAACGGCGCACAAGCTCGAAGGCCTCGATGTGTCGCTTGATCTCTGCGCGATCTGCTTGTGCGTTGTTGTGGAAGATGCGATTCCCTTCGCGAAGATCCTGTCGGAACATCGCGATTATTCGCTTCGCCTCCGTTGCGACAATCTTGTCGACGAGCTCGCCGTCGACGTGCATGACGAGCGGCGGCGCCATATCAAAACGGGATGTCGTCGTTGAACTCATCGCGCGGCGGCGGAGTCGGTGCGGGAGCCGGTGCGCGCTGCTCGTCCTTCGGTCGAACGGAGAGCGAGAAGAACTTCTCGCCTGCGAGCTTTGTCCCCTCTTTGCCAGTCTTGAGCCATCCCGAGAGCCAATACTCGACGCCGCCGACGTTGATCGAGCCGGAATAGTCCGGATGAGTGTCTTTCTCCTTGCGTTTGTTTTTCGCGAGGAGTCCGCTGTTCGTGTTGTCGTATTGAGGCATCGTCTAGGTCTCCGGTTGGTTTAACGGTGTGCGATACAGACGCTCGAATAGCGCCTGCCAGGTTTCGGCGGGTTTGCCTTTGCGCTTGCCTGCAATCGAGAGCGCGCGCTGCTGCTCGAGGATGGCGCTGCGGATCTTTTCGCGGCGCTGATCGCCGGTCGTGATGCCCGCGTCCCAGTTGAGCGGGAGCCCGAGGCGTCGCGCCATCCAGGCCTCGTTCATCGCGTCCGCGAGTCTCACTTCCCGATGTCTCCGATCAGTCCGCGGACCGGGTTGTCGTGCGCGAGCTGTGGGAGTTCCTGGCGCGTCTCCGCGACGTCGGCCAGTTGGTCGTAGTGCGACGCGAATCGCTTCTCGAGAAACGGGAGCGCATCGACGCTCGACCAGGCGATGATCTTCCATCCGCCGAGCGCCTGGACGGCGCGCTCGACTTCTGGGATCGCCGGGCCTGCGTGATAGCTGCCCGATCTGACGTGCTGCAAAGCAATCGCCCAGGCTTCGCCCGAGGTCATCCGTTGCGCCTTGCGGAGCTGCTGAAAATGCCACGGATTCGGGAAGTACTCCTCGTGTAGCATCAGGTGTTGAGCTGCCGCGCGAAACTCCTCGATCGACCAGGCGCTCATCGCCGAGTACCAAAGCTCGAGCGACTCCGGCGTGATCTTTCCGCCGGGTTTCATCTCGGCGAGCGAGACCAGGATGCGCGCCATCTCGGCGCGATCACCCGGCTGCATTTGCTCTCTCGAGCCACGCCTGGGCCGCGGCGACGTTGGTGTCCTGCGCCTTCTGTGCCTTCGACGGCGGGATCGGCCAGGGTTGCGACCAGGGACGATCGGGATCGCCGAAGAACCGCGCCGGGTTCAAGACCATCCGGTTTGTCGCCTTGACGTGAGCGGCGTATCGCTCGACGCCTGCGCGGATGTCCTCCCAGCTCGCACCCTGCTCGAGGTGCCTGCGGATGTGATGCTCTGCGGTGATCCAGTCCGTCCGCCCTGCGTGCGGCGGGTAGGTCGACTTGATCGCCTCGATGTGTGCGCGATCGTCCCCTTCCGCGCGTGACAACTTTTTTGCAGCGTCAAACGAAGAGATTACACATGAGGTATCTCTAGGGTTGGTAGATATAGTCTGGTGTCTGGAGTCTGGAGTCTGGATAGGTTGATCGTTCGTTGAACGATTCGTTGAACGACTCGTTGAACGATTCGTTCCCTCCTCGTCCGACGGAGCGTTCGCCTTTCGTCGTGCCTCTCGTTGAACGGTGACGCGACGATTCGTCTCACGCTGCTCGTTAGCCGCCGCGATCTCTCGCTGTGCTCGAGCGTTGATCCAGCCGCCGTCAGTCAGCTCCCAGAATTGCTTGAGCACCGATGCAACGGCGGCGCGCTCCTCGGGATTGATGGCCCCGACTAGGCGACATAGTTGCGTGTCATCGGTGGGTAGTGGCCGCTCCGTGGCGTAGTGGTGATCTAACAGCGAACGATAGGCGCCCCGCTCCGTCAGAGAGAGGTGACCTGTGTCACGCTGGAAGTCTCCGATGTAGTGCTTGTAGAAGTTCACGCGACGTTTGCCTCCCGGATCTGTACGCGAGGCCTGCCACGCAGGACCGACCAGTCAACATCCGGACGCAGCTCCTCACAGGTGACGGAGCCGCAGCTCTCGCGCTCGAGCGCAATCGCAAGCGACTCGCCGCAGGATCGGTACCCGTAGGAGATGTTCCGGAGGTGTCCGGCGCTCGTGCCGCAACGATCTGCGAGCGCGTCGCGTTCTTTGAGGGTTAGGGTTGAAAGGTAGGTTTTTAGATCCATTTCGGGAGTATCACCGAAAGGTTATGTACGATTCAACACCCTTCGGTGATTCACCAATTGGTGAAATCGGGGTAAAGTGACCGCGCTATGGACGTCCAAACAAATCGAAGAGAAAGACTGCGACAGTTCGTCGAGGAGCAGTTCGCGGGAAACGTCTCCCGCTTCGCAGCCTCGGTCGGAAAGTCGCAGCCGCAGATCGCCGATATGCTGAACGGACGCAAGTCGTTCGGAGAGCGTGTCGCTCGAGCCCTCGAAGAATCGCTCGGATTGCCGAGCGGTTATTTCGACAGCGCATCCAGTTCCGGCACCGACGTCGAAGCCGCTCCGGAGGGTTTCGTCGCGATTCGGAGGGTGCGGATCAAAATGTCAGGGGGAGTGATCGGCTGGGCCGTGGAATGCCACGAGGAACAAGCCCCGCCGATATTTTTTCGGAAGGAATGGTTCGATCGTCGCGGGTTCAAACCGGAGAACCTGGTCGCGGTGAAGGTCACCGGCTCCTCGATGGAGCCTGGCCTTTATGACGGCGACACGATCGTTTTAAATCGCGCGGATACGCAGCTCGTCGACGGCGAGGTCTTCGCCGTGAGTTACGAAGGCGAGCTTGTAATCAAGCGAATGCGACGCGATGCCGGGGAATGGTTGCTGGCATCCGATAACCAGGACAAACGTCGCTACGGCGACAAGCGATGCACCGAGAACGTCGTGATCCTGGGTCGCGTTGTCTACAAAAACTCCGAGCGGATCTAATCGCCTACTTGGCTTGGGGCTCACTAGGTGAGCCAGAGATTGATCCATTTTGGTTGTTCACCAGGCGGATATGAATATCACCGTCTGGTGTTGACGTGATCATCACCTTCTGGTGTAGTTCTCCTGCCGCAAGGGAGCGGCGAGGGAGAACGAACCATGACCAGACTGCTGATTCTTGCGTGCTCTGCGACGAAGAGCTCCGCGCCTGGAGTGATCGCGGCGCGCGATCGCTACACCGGGCCGGTGTGGCAGACATATCGAGCTGTTGATCCTCGAGGTGAGCTTGCGCTGCTCACGGTGCTCTCTGCGAAGTTCGGCTGGATCTCCGGCGACGAACTGATCCCGAACTATGACCAGAAGCTCGACGAGCTCCGCGCTCTCGAGCTCGCGACGTCAGTCGACGATTCGCGCACCCGCAAGCTCGCGCGATTCCAGGACATCACCGAGATCTGCGTCGTCGGCGGAAAGCTCTACCAGTACGTCGCCCAGGAAGAGCTGCGCCAGATCCTCGATCTCAATCCCTCGGTCCGCATCACTTGCATCTGCGACCAGATCGGATTCATGCGCCAGAAGCTCCGCGCCTGGCTGCTTGCACCTGTTCACACCCTGGAGGCTGCATGACTACAGCGATTGAAGGCGTCGTGATTTTCTCGGCGCTGCTTGTTGCGTTTGGCGTTCTTGCCGTGTTCGGCGGAATCGTCGAGTTTTGTCTCAATCTGATCGAGCTGCGCCGACGTAACCGTCGCCGTCGCGAAATCCTCCCCGACCCAAACACTCGCGCGGTCGTTCGCCGCCGCGGCTGGAACGTGCCGCTATGAGCGCGCGCGATCTCGACGCAGATCCGGCGCCGGTGCGTCGCCCCTCTCGTGCAGAGCTCACCTCTCGCGTCACCGCTGACGAACTCGCCGCGGCTCTTCGCTTCTCCGGTCTGACCGTCTGCATCGACTTCGATCGCGACGTCTTGGTGATTGACCGATTGCCGCGACCGGAGGCCGCATGATGGAGCAAAGATCTGCGGAATGGTTTGCCGCGCGCCTCGGTTGCGCGACCGCGTCCAAGTTTCGCGCGGTCGTCTCGAAGCTCAAGTCCGGCAAGCCCGCCCAGGCTCGCATCGACTATGCGATCGAGCTCGTGACCGAGCGATTGAGCGGTCAGCCGACGCCTCACTTCACCACCGCTGCGATGCAATGGGGAATCGACCAGGAGCCCGGTGCGCGCATCGAGTACGAATTCAAGAGCGGCGTCGAGGTGCTCGAGACCGGGTTCGTGCGTCATCCGTCGCTGCTTACCGGCGCCTCGCCCGACGGTCTCGTCGGCGACGAAGGTCTCATCGAGATCAAGTGCCCCTCGAGCGTCACTCACGTCGAGACCTGGTTGAACGGGATGCCCGACGACCATATCGCCCAGGTGCAAGGTCAGCTCTGGATCACCGGCCGCGCCTGGTGCGACTTCGTGTCGTTCGATCCTCGTATGCCGAAAGAGCTTCAGCTCTACGTTCAGCGCGTCGAGCGCGACGACGTCTTCATCGCGAACCTTGACCTCGAGGTCCGCCAGTTTCTCGCCGAGGTCGACGACCTCGAGCGTCAATTAAGGGAGAAAGCTGCATGACGACGACAGCGATTCAATCCGTCAGCGTGACGGATATCGAGAAGATGGCGACTGCGGTCGCAAAGTCCGGGCTCTTCGGAGTTCGTACACCCGACCAGGCGATGAGCTTGATGTTGATCGCCCAGGCGGAAGGTCTGCACCCGGCGATCGCCGCGCGCGACTATCACATCATCCAGGGTCGGCCCTCGCTGAAGAGCGACGCCCTGCTCGCTCGCTTCCAAGCGAACGGCGGGAAGGTTGAATGGATCGAGTACACCGACCAGGCGGTCACCGCGAAGGTGTCGCACCCGCAAGGCGGGACCGTCGAGATCCGATGGTCGTATCAAATGGCCGAGCGCGCCGGGCTCACTAAAAACCCGACGTGGCGCCAGTACCCTCGACAGATGCTTCGCGCTCGCGTGATCTCGGAAGGCGTTCGCGCCGTGTTCCCTGGCGTCGCCGTTGGCGTCTACACCTCCGAGGAGGTCCAAGACATGACGATCTCGAGCTCGAGCGCGACGGTTGTCGCCGCCGAGCCGCAGCTCGCCGATCCCGTCTCCCTGGTACGCGAGGCGCCGGACATGGAGACGCTCAAGACTCGATTCCGCGATGCCGTCGTGCTCGCTAGGAAATCGAAGGATCGCGAGCTCGAGGAGTCGCTGAACTTTGCGAAGGATTCCCGGAAGGCGGAGCTCGAGGCGATCGTCGTCGAGTCGCAGGAGGTCGCAGCATGAGCGCCGAAGCATTGGAGAACCTGATCTCGCTCGCCGATAAGTCGACCTCGCGCAAGCTCGTGATCGAGGTGATTCGCACCGCATACGCGCTCGGCAAGTTCGACGCGGTCATCGAGCGAACACTTGCGGAGATTAGCGAGCGACGCCAGGAGCTCGACAGCCGACGGGAGGTGTTGTCGTGAGCCGCTCCCAGACTGATCAGATCCGCTCCGCGCTTCTCTCTGGACGCGAGCTGACACCGCTCGTTGCGCTCGATGAGTTCGGATGCTTCCGTCTCGCCGCTCGAGTTGCAGAGCTGCGCGCCGAAGGCCTCGACATCGAGACCGTTACCGAGACCAGGGCCGGGAAAAAGTTTGCGCGGTATCGCGTTGCACAGCCTGTCCTGCCTGGATTCGAGCTCGTCATGTAGTCATCGACGATGCGCGCGTCCCTCCCTACGGAGTCCGGCCCCGTCGCGCAAGCCGGAGAGGTTTGGAATGAGCATCGAACTCGATGAATGGGACAAAGAATGGGATCGCACACCCCACACCGTGAATGAGTATCAGCGGGAAATTCGCGAAATGCGGGAGCGGTTGATCTGGTACGTCTCACGGATAGAAACGCTCGAGGCCGAGGTGCGCGAGCTGCGATCGAACGACGCGCGATGGGTGCAGGAACCATGACCGGCCAAGTCGCGAGCACGTTCTATGGCTCGATGTCTGATCTCGAGATCATTCGGCACGTCATCAGCATCCCCGACGCGAGCGAACTCTCCTCGGAACTTGCGGTTCGGGTATGTCGGCTCGTTGAAGAGCGCGACAAGATGCAAAAGACCGCCGCCGACCTCGAGCGAAAGCTCCTTTCGTTGCAGCTCGGGATCAGCGAAGACAAGCTCGCCGCCTATGTCGAGATCGTGGAGCGCGCGGCATGAATCCGGCCCTTCGAGAGCTTGTCGAGCTGCTTGCTCGAGCCGCCTACCAGGAGCTCCGGGACGCGCCGCCTCCGCCCCCGGACGCGCAAAAGTTGATCGAGAGCTGCCTGTCATCATAAGGTGACGCGATGCGCGCCATTATCTACGCCCGGTATTCGACCGAACATCAGACGGAATCGACGATCCTCGATCAGCTCCGTCGATGCCGCGACTACGCGAAAAATCACGGATTAAAGATCGCCGCCGAGTACACCGACGAGGGTATCTCCGGCGCTGCGATAGGGAATCGACCAGGCGTGCAGAGGGCGCTCGCGGAGCTTGAGCGAGGGGATGTTCTCCTGGTCGTGGACACTACCAGGCTCTCCAGGTCGCAGGATCTCGCGCCGTTGCTCACCAGGCTACGGCATCGAGGCATCCGCGTCGTCGGCGTCCTGGACGGTTTCGATTCCGACAGCCGGACCGCGCGAATGCAGGCGGGTCTCTCGGGAATTATGAGCGAAGAATTTCGCGCGCAGATTGCCTCGAGAACACACTCGGCGCTCGACATGAGAGCGCGCCAGGGAAAGGCGACCGGCGGGAAGTGTTACGGGTACTCGAAGGCGGGAGAGATCATCGAGGCGGAGGCCGCGATCGTGCGCGAAGTGTTCGAGCGCGCCGCTCGAGGTGAGGCGATGAAGGCGATCGCGTCGGATCTGAATCGACGCGGAGTGCCATCACCGGGCTCGACCTGGGAGCGAAAGGCTCGACGATCGGACGGGATGTGGCTCGTCTCGGGGATTCACTCGATGCTCGGGAACGATCGCTACATCGGCCGGGTTGTGTGGAATCGCTCGGTCTGGAAGCGAGACCCGGACACCGGCAAGCGTCAGCGCGTCGAGCGCCCGCAGTCGGAATGGGTTGTCAGCGAAGGCCCGGCGATCATCGAGCTCGAGGCCTGGGACAAGGTGCGCGCCCTGGCGAAGCCGCGACAGTTTCACGGCGGAACAAAAGGTCGAGGTCCGAAGTACATCCTCTCGGGGATTCTGGTCTGCGGAGAGTGTGGCGGGAAGTTGGTCGCGACCGGCGCGAACGGCTCCTGGTACTACTGCGGCACCCGGCACCAGGGAGGCGACTCGGCCTGCTCGATGGCGATCGGCGCCAGGCGGGACGTTGCCGAGGAGAAACTGCTCGAGCCGATCTCTTCGCAGCTCCTCTCGAACGAGGCGGTCGAGTTGGCCGTCCAAATGATCCGCCAATGGCGACGGGATGAGCGCACCGAGTCGACGCGCCCGGCGGAGCTCGAGGAGCTCGATCACCGGATCGCCAGGCTCGAGGCGCAAGTATCCCAGGGGATACTCGATCGGGAAGACATCGCGCCCTCGGTAGCCGCGCTCCTAGAGCGCCGTCAAGCGCTGCTGTCGAAGTCTTGGCGGAAGGCGAACTCGAGGTCGAACGTCGACCAGGCGGTCGCCGAGGAGGCCTATCGGCAGGCGGTCGCGAATATGCGGGAGGCTTTGCAGGGACCGGCGGCTCGAGCTCGAGCTGCGGTTCACGAGCTGCTCGGGGACGTAGTGTGCCGTCCCGAGGATGGAGCCCTGGTCGCTGTCGTGCGTGTAAAAACCGCGCCGCTCCTGCGAGCGGCGGGTGTTTCACAAAATGGTAGCGGGGGCTCGCTTCCTTATTATGAAATGGTACCACTAGTGCGAGACGGTCCGCCCCTATTTTCCAAGCTGCTGGCGGCCTAGCCGACAGCTCGCTAGGGAGCGCACAGAGCGGAGCTTGAGGTTTGCCTCCCCGAGGCATTCGGTCGCGTCGAGATACGCCCTGGCGAGGTCTCCGTTCGTCTGAAGCGATCGTTCCGGGACGACACACTCCGCCGTCAGCGAGTCAGGGATCGGAGGACAGGTCTCGACGATCACCGAGCGCCCAGCGCACCCGGTCAGGAATAGGACCGAGAGCCCAATCGCGGCTCGCGGGATCGGTTGTCGTCGCATTGGCTAGATCCTCTCGTTTGCGGTTGGCCTGGCGCCGAGCTGCTACCAGGTCGCGCTCGAGGCCGGTCAGGACGATCTGCTGCTCGGCGAGCGCCTCGGCGAAGCGTTCGCCCGCCTCCGCCGTCGCGGCCTCCCACCTCGCCCGCTCCGCCTCGACTCCGTTGCCGTAGGCCCACCGATAGGCGCCGACCAGGAGCCCGACGGTCGCCAGGACGGCGACCAGAGTCGGGAGGTATCGCAGAAGGACCGGCGGGATCACGGCGAGGCCTTCGCTTGCTCGAGCTCGATCAATAGGTCGATCGTGTGCTTTGCTTTCTCGAGATCGGCGATGCCGCCCTTATCGCGGAACCTGGTGACGTACTTGATGATCGTGTGCTGACAGGGGTCGAGCCCGTTCGCCATCGAGTATTCCATCGGCTGAATCTTGAGCTTGCGGTAATGGTCTCCGCCGATCTGCTTGTCCAGCGCGCTCATGCTGCCCTCGGGATGCTGATCCATTCTGTCTTCGATGCCGTCGTACCGCGTTGCACATAGACCGGCATCCGGAACGTGATGCCGTGCTGCGGATGCGTGATCCAGAGAGCTTGTTGCGCCGGTTCGACGTCGAAGTTGTTCGCGTCGGCGTACTCGTCGTAGCCCTTCAGCGTCCCGTTCACGATGAAGCGATTCATGTGAATGTACTGATGCCAATGTCCGAGGAGCATGACGTCGAAGCTCTTGTCGGTCTGCACGTTGCGCGCGCGTTTCTTTTTGTCGCCTCGAGCGATCGGACCGAGAGCGCCGATCATGCCATCGCCACCCCTAAACTGATCGCCGTGCGTGAGGAGGTATCGCGTCCCGAAGATCTTGTAGTAGGCGTCCGGCCCTTCTGGGATCAGGAACGTCACGCGGCGATCGGCCTCGAAGACTTTCGCGAGCATCTGATACAGAAGCCAGTCGAAGTTCGTGTGGTTGCGACGCTTTGCTCGAGGCTTGCGGCTCGTGCGGCCGTGGTTGCCGGTGACGCAGGGAACGAACACCGCACCGAACTCGTCCGCCAGGGTGCGGATGCACCAGGACAAGACACCGACGAGCTCGATCAGCGCGGGCATCGTCGGCATCTCGTTCGTCTCGGATAGCTCCTCGTGAATGTCGCCGGAGAGCATATCGCCGCCCAGGATCAAGACGACGCCTGGATACTTGCCGCCCTGGATATGCTTTCGCAGGAGCTCGATCGCGACCGTGATGAAGGTGCGCGCTCGATCCTTGGCGATCTCGACGCTGTACTCGTTCACGCCTCCAATCTCTGCGGGACGAACGACCTCGCCAAAGTGCCAGTCGGACGCGAACAGCGTCGGAACGCCCGCGAACTCCGAGACCGCCCTCGAGGGTTTGGTCATCCAGGACGGCGGGTCGACGGTTGCGCGCGAGAGCTTGAAGATCTCATCGCGAACGACCGCGTCGTTGAGCATCTTTCCCTCGAGCTCCTTGATGTGAGCTCGAGCTGCGCGAAGCTGCTCCTCGAGGGTGTGCGGACGTTGCTCCGCGCCCTCGATGCGATCGACGTGTAGACGGATCGTCCCGGAATTGACTCCGAGCGCGAGCGCCGTCTGCCGCAGATTGCGACCGTGTTTAATCCAGGCTGCGTGAACAGCCGCCGAGTCGAGGTTTTTCTTTGCGGTTGTCATTCGGTTTTAAACGTTGTCAGCGCTTGTTGTAAAAGCGCGCCGAGGTTGTCGACGAACACCTCATCGTGCGAGAGGTCGTGATTCATCATGTCCAGGAGTGCGTGACAGAGCTCGTGGCAGAAAGTCGCCTGGAGCTGTGTCTCGATCGGATCTGCCAATAGGTCGATCCGGAGCTTGTCGGGAATCCAGACTCCGACGACGCTTTTTCCGTGGCGCCATTTTGAGCGCGGGATGACGCGGACCTTGATCGTGTGTCCTAGGAGTTGAAACTCCGTCGGGATGCCGGTCGCCACCCGGTCACCGATGCGGGAGTGGCGTCGTCGTGATCGCCCGCAAGATCAGATTCGCGAGCGAGCCGATCAAGAGTATTCCTGCGGCGACTTCCGCACCGAACAGCGTCGTCAGGTGCGCGCCCGAGAGCTCGAGCCCTCCCAGGACAGCGAGCGCCATGTTGATCCATACCGTCCGCGAGCGAATCGCCCCACGGAACCAGTCACGCGACGTTATCTGCGACTCTTCGGTCATTGGCGAACCTCCGTAGTACATTGGAAAGAGCGACACAGCACGTCGGACGCAGGGTCCGGATGTGGTCGGCGTGATAGATGAATTCCGGCTCGAGGATCAGCGACGCGCAGCGCGTCGCCTTTAGGAAGTAGAGCGGCCCCTTCGACTTGTCTGCCTGGTAGAACCCAGGCTTGAGGCCTCGATCCGGCGTGAAGTGTTTGGCGAGCACCGCCTGGATCTCGCGCCCGAGCAGGAGCCCGCTCGAGCTGCCCGGCATATAGAGCGTCTCGCTGCCCTGCCCGGCGTTTTTCGGGCTCGCGTTGAAGTGGATCTCGATCGCCAGGTCGCTCGAGCTCGCCCTGGCATTGATCCATCGGACCTTCGCGCCGAGCTCGCCAGGCGGGACGATGATCGCGTCCGGCATGAGCAGCGCGAGCTCCGTCACCCAGGCCTGCGCCTCGGTGTGTTCGACGAAGCCGCGCCAGGCCGCGCCAGGTGCGCGCGGATGGTGTCCGGCCGATAGGAAAAGCATCAGCGACGAACGAGAACTCGGTCGAGCTTGTCTTCGATCGACTTCAGACGCTCTGTCTGGTTCGCGAGTTGCGCCTCAATGACCGCGATCCGCCGATCGGCCTCCGGCTGGATCTTCACTTGCTCGACGACGTCGATGCGTTTCGAGATGTTCTCCAGACGCTCCGTCATCTGTCCGCCCCAGTACACGAGCGCGATCACGAGGGAAATATCGACCAGGAGAGATCCTGGCGGCACCTTGAGCTTTGCTGCATCAAACATTGAACTATTCCTCGACACTCACAATGGACACCCTCTGGCTGTTGTTGCCAGTACCGAAAGCAAGGGAGCGCGCGGTAACCGCGGCGCGATAGGTTCGATCCGAGAGGCTCGCGTCGCTGTCGGTGTAACTCGCCGAGCCGCTCATGTTTTGAGTCCAGATTCGCGCGTAGAGATTGTTCGGATAAGGCTCCGCATCCGTCTCGTATGACCAGCTCCCGCTGACGTTAAGAGTTGCGACCTCGGTCTCTGCCCCGCTACCGATCTTCCGGTAGAGCTTGACCGTGGCCGAGATCGAGCCGCTGTCAGTACCCGTCGATGAGCCCTGCATTTGCGTCCAGTTCCCGCTGTACGCATAGCTGACCGTGACGACTTTCGGGTCGCCGTTGGTGCCGAACGGACCGACGGTGATCTGTGCGGTCGCCGAGAGGTCGCTCGTCTCGCCGCGGTTTGTAAGCGTTCCCGCCGAAAGCGTTCCGCCGAAATACGCGGAGCCGTTGGTCTTGAGGTAATAGACCGCGTTCGCCTCGGTGCAGCTTGAGAGGCTTGCAAAGTAAGGCCCGTACCATTCGATGAACTGCGAGGTGCTGCCGAACGGAGCCCCGGTGACCTTCATGTAGGAGCCGGTCGTCGTGATCGTGCGACCGTTGGTGACGTCGACGCGGAAGCTGTCCGCGGAGTTGCGGATCGTTCCGGCGGTGAGCGTTCCGATGTTTGCCGTGATGCTCGAGAGGTCGGTGACCGAGATCTTTGCGGCCGTGATCGAGCCCGCGGAAATCTTGTCGGCGGTGACAGCATTCGCAGCGATATTCGTCGCCGTGATTGCGTTCGCGGCGATCTTGTCGCCGGTAATTGTCGACGCGGTGATCTTGTCCGCTGTGACCGCTCCGGCGGCGAGCTTTGCCGTCTCGACCGCTCCAGCGGAAATCTTCGCGGCGGTGATAGCGTTGGCCGCAATCGTGTCGGCTGTGACCGCCCCGGCTGCGATCTTTGCGGTCTCAATCGCTCCGGCGGAGATCTTTACTGCTGTGATCGCGTTCGCACCGATCTCGTTCGCTGTTACCGCGCCAGCGGCGATCTTCGCTGTCGTGACGGAACCTGCCGACAGCTCGGTTGCGGTGACCGCTCCGGCTGCGATGTTGCCCGCTGTAATCGTATCGGCCGCGATCTCGTTCGCGGTGATGGCGCCCGCGGAGATCTTGGCGGTGCTGATAGCGCCGTCCGTGATCTGCGTTCCGACGATCTGCCCGGTCAGCTTTGCCGCCGTGATGGATTCGATCTGCGCGTTGGTGAGTTGGCCGGTGATCTTTGTCGCGGCGATTGCCTCGAGCTGCGCGTTCGTTAATTGCCCGCTGATCTTTGTGGCCGCAACCGCTTCGATCTGCGCGTTTGTGAGCTGTCCTGTGATCTTGGAGGCGGCAAGCGCGGAAACTTGCGCGTCCTGGAGCTGCCCGGAAATATCGACCGACGGGACCGCAGTCGTCCACCCGGAGGCGGTGTAGCGGTAGAGCTTCGAGTCCGTCGTCAAGAATGCCATCCGGCCGACGAAGAGGTTCGTCGATGGAAGCGAGCTGACGATCTCGTAGCCGATTTTATTCTTCGAGACAGCGAAGGTCGCGGTGTAGGTGACGCCGCTATAAATCGCCGACAGAGTCAGAGTCCCGACGTCGACCGAGAGCGCCGTGATGCGATAGTAGCCCTTCGGTTGACCGCTGACCGGCGAGTTCGTTGCAGTATTAATCGAGCCGGTGACACCCGAGCCCGCGGTCGCGGAAAGCGTCGCCGAGGCTGTGACGTCGGTCGCTCCCTGGTAGACCTTCAGCGTACCGTCAGCGCCCGAGAAGTCTGGAACGGTGCCGTCGGCGTAGGCGTTGAGCTGGAAGGAGCTCTTCGAGAGCTGAATGTTGACGGCATCGACACCGTTCGTCCCGTTCGTCCCGTTGATGCCGTTTGTGCCGTTGTTGCCCTGGCGCGCTTTTGTGACGGAGAACACCTTGTCGATCGAGTAGCTCCCGGCGTAAGTCGCGCGGAAGGCGACCGAGCCGGTATCGGCGGACATCGCGCTCACCGAGTACGCGCCGGTCGAGGCGTTGATCGAGGCGGTGACGTTGGTCTGTCCCAGGATCGAGAACGTGCAGACGTTGGTGACGTCCGTCGTGCCGACAAAAACCTTAAAGTCGCCGACCGCAGTCGCGAATGAGCTAACGGTCCCGGCGGAGTCTGCCGGTACGGTGACCGCTTCGTTCGTGAGGTAACCGACCAGGGTCGGCGGTTTCGCGGCGATCGTCACCGAGCTCGAGGTCGTGTTCGGATACCAGTCCGAGCGAACTCGAGCGCGGCGAGTCCTGATCCAGTAGTAGCGGGCGGAGGTGTCGTTCGTGACGTGCTGAAAGTCGGACGCGCGACCGTCGAAGATCTTCGTCGCGGTTCCGCGATCGTTTGCGGTTGAGGCGTAGAGCTCGACCGAGTCATAGGAGGCGGGATCGTTCGGGAGCGTCCAGGCGATGAGCGCGAAGCCGTCCTGGGCGCTTGCGGTGAGCGAGCTGATCGCAGGAGGCTTGCTGTCCTGGTCGGCCGTTGCGGTCTCCGGCGCCGGGACAAATTGGATGCGAAGGCACGAGCCCGCGAGAGATCGCTCGGAGATAACGGCAGGGTCCGCGTAGCCCGCCCACGGGTCGTAGTTGTCGTCGTATCTTTTGAGCCCCTCGTTATCGAGGAACGTCAGGAAGCCGAGATAGGGCTGCGCGATCGGGACCGCGCCGGTATTTGCGACGAATCGGTTCGTTAGATCCGGCGCAGAAACGGCCGAGCCATCGAGGAGCAGGAGCATCGAACCCGGACCGCCCGCGCCACCGGCGCCGGGATAGTATTTGTTCGGGTTGGCGTTGTGCATCGGCGGCATGACCGACGAGTTGCCGGACAAGTTAATCGTCGCCGACGCGCCGGTAGAGAATCCGCGCGAGACTGTGCAAAGGCCAGCGCCTCCTGCTGCGCCGGTTCCACCGGCTGCGCGAAAGTCGACCCTGTTGCCGCTGACAATGCTCCCGCCAGGCCCGCCGCCGGTTCCGCGTAGATCGGTCGGGATTCCGGTCAGAGTGTTTCCGGATACTTGAAGCTGAAGGTACGGAAAGCTCGCGTGCTTCCCTTTCGTCACCGGGACAGGGAGCGTGATCAGCTTCGGATTACCGTCTCTATAGGCCGCGTGTGCGTCGATGCCGTCCCATCCGCGCGAGTTGCCGACCCAGCCAGGATTCCCGAGCGTCGAGGTCAGCGGGTTGGTGTCGTCCGCCACGCCTGGCAAACCGCCGCCGGTGCCGTTGATGGTTCCGTTGATCGTCAGGTAGCCCTTCACGCGGAGCTGCACGTTGCCGCTGATATTGATCGTGCATCCCTGCGGGATCGTGAGGTCGCCGTTGTGGTACCAGATCGAGGCCGCGGCAGTCATGTCCGCGCCGCCTGCGAGCGTATAGGTGCCCGTTGCCATGACGCCCGCGGTGATCGTGGCGACGCTCGAGAGCGCCGTTCCGGTTGCGGTGTAGAAGGCATCCGGGAGCGCGGTCGTCGCCGTCGTCGGCGAGAGCGCGGAGGCCGGAGAGGTCGAGCCGAAGAGCTCGAGCTGCACCTGGCCGGTGCGGTGATTGACGGAGATATTCTGGATCTCGAACGCGCGGTCGATGCTCGAGCCCGTTCCGGCAAAGTCGCGGACGCTTGCGTACTTCACGCGAACGACATCACCGACCTCGAGCTTGTTCAGCGAATGGACGACGGTGACGGACATCCGCTCCGGCGGTGAGGCGTAGCGGTCACGCAGGGAGTCGACGAGCTGAAAGAGAAGCGAGTCTGTCGCGCGTCCGCCGTAGAGCCCCTTGAACTTGAGATCGAGCGGATCTGCGCGGCCGTGAATCGAGACGGATGTCGCGTCGATCAGCGAGGTCGTGCGCGAGTAGTCGGAGCCGGTCCAGTTCCAGGAGATGCGGAAGACATTGTGGACGTCTTCCATGTCGTGCGTGAGCTCGCCGACCTGGATCGAGTTCGACTCATCGAGGGTTGCGACGGTTCCGGCGTCGGAGAGAACGCGCGCGGCTCGCTTGAGGCCGAGAGCCCCGTCTGCGTAGACCGGCATGAACATTCCGAGGAGACGACAGATCTCCTCCTCGAGGAACTTCTTGCCGTCTGTTTTCTTTAGCCCCTCGAATCGAATGATGACGCCACCGTTTGCGCCGTCCCATACATCCGCGCCGATGCCGGTGAAGTCGGCGAGACGGATCAAAGACGAACTGATCCCGAGGTGCCAGGTCGACGGGAGGGTTGCGTTGTCGCCGTAGAGGGTGCCGGTGAGGATGGCGTAGGCGAGCTTGACGGCCGGGAGCTCGAGGTAGACGTACTCCGTCACCTTTTCGCGACGCGCGGCGGGTGTTGCAGCGTCGACGTCGTACTTGCTCGCGATCGTTCCCAGGACGCCACGAGTGCATCCGGTAAAGGTTGTCGCAGTCTTGCCGGTGTAGCGGATGACCTCGTCGCGGATCTTGATGTAGCCGACGGTCGAGTTCGCTGCGTCCGAGTAGCTCGAGCCGTGATAGACGGTCGAGAAACCGCTCGTCGAGGTGACGTAGACGGTCGTGTCCGTCGCGCTCAAAGACTGCGCGAGGTTTGTCTCGGCAATATCGAAGATGTCTTTCTTCGCGGAGCGCTGAACGTCCGCGCAGGCGATTGAGTAGCGCCCGCGATCGTAGGTCGCCTGCGTGACCTGTTGCGTCCCGACCATGACGAAGTCATTGAACGAGAGCCCGTCGTAGCCCAGGTAGAAGCGCACCTGGCGCTGACGGAGCCCGACGTCGTCGTTCAGTCGCTCGCGGATCTCGGCCGTGAACTCCGCACCGACGTCGACAACAGAGAAGGATGCGGAGCCGATCTCGCTGCGGCCCTCGATCGGGTTCAATCGCTGGGAGACGATGGACGGTTCCTGGAGCGCGCCTTGCAGGACGGTCCCTGGCACGTCGGCAATACCGGTGTGCGAGGTGATGAAGATCGAGTCGACCGGGTACTCAATTTTGACGACGAACCTCGGCTCCTTGACCGAGGAGGTATTGAGTACGTTGAAGACTTCGCCGTCGGTACGCATCAGGCCTCCTCGAGGTCAAAGGTGACGCGCATCGCATCCTCGCTCGGCGAGGTGCCGGTTCCGTCCAGGCGCTCGAGGGAGTACGTCGGCTGCACCCGGCGCACGCTGTAGGTCGTTCCCAGGGACGCGACGGTTCCATAGGGTGAGAACGTGAAGCTCTCCTGGGCCTCGCATGAATGCAGGAACTCGAGGATCGCGGAGAGTTCGCTCGAGCCCTTGACCAGGGCGGACACCGACCAGGTTGTCTTCCCGAAAAAGTAGAGCGTCTCGGTCTTGTCGGAGAGCGTCCGCTGCACCTCGGAGCCGACCTTGCGACCGATCGTGAGACCGGCCTCGACGACGCGGAGGTTCAGCGAATACTGCGACCCGGACGTATGCCCGGCGATGACGGAACGCTTTGCGGTGTAGACGACTGCGGTCATTAGGTGCCCCCGATGAGTCCGGCTTGTCTGCTGTTGCCGTTGATGAAGACGACGTCGCGGTCATTGATCGCCTCGGAGAGCTGACCGATCAGCCAGTCCGCGGTCTCTCGGCTCGAGAAGACGCTGCCCTGGATGACGACCTGGGCGACCTTCGCCTGCGGCTCCTGCGCCTGCTGCGCGTTGCCTGCGGGAGCGCCGCGATTCGCGAGAGCCGACGAGCCACCGGAGAGGCCGCTCTGCGTGACGTTTGCCGCGCCGCCAGGGTTCGTCGCTTTGATCTTGGCGATCTGAATCGCGCCCGCGACGGCGACCTTTGCCGCGGCGGCGAGGTTGGCCGGGAACGGGAGAGTCAGCGCGCGAGTGACGCCCTCGGCGGTGTTGATGACAGCGTTCGCGATTGCGAAGGCCTGTTGAACTTTGAAGAGCGTCGAATTCTGCGAGGCGAGTGTGGTGAAGAGCTCACCGGCGAGCGAGATCATCGACTGGTTTTTAATCTGCTCAAAGTCGAGGAGCTGTAGGCCGAAGGCCTGCGCGACATCCATGCGGAAATACTCGAGATCGCTCGCGACCTGGATGCGTTGCGCCGCGGACGACATATCCAATTTCAGCAAGTTGTCGTAGTGCTGCTGCTGCAACATCTCGACCATTTGAATATGCGACATCTCATGCTGTAGCTCTCGCGCTCGCGCTTCGTTCGATACTTTTTCTCGTCGCTCGGCGGGTGTCAGCTCCGGTTTTTTTGAAAGATCCGGAACCATAGGCTGCGGGATGTCGATCGGGACATCGACCATCACCGGCTCGAACTGCGACCTCGTCTTGAGGAGGTCGATCTCGCGGCCGACGTTCGCGATCGCTTGCTCAAGCGCGCGCGGCCCCATGATCACTTTTCCGTTTTCGATGTAGCCCAGGTTCAGAAAAAACGGGAGCATCGACTCGCGCGATTCGCGCAGGATTTCGAGCTTGCGCTCGAGTCGCTCGAGCTCACCGCCTCCGCCGACCAGGATGCGGAGCGAGCTGATCCAAGAGTTCGTCGCCTGGAGCACCGGACCGAGAACGACCGAGGCGAGCGCTGCGAGCTCGATCGCGGTGTTTTTCCCGGCGGTCTTCAGAATGTCGAGCTGATCGCCCAGGGTGTCGACCTTTGCGATCGCGTCCTGGGAGACCGGCCCGCCGATCGCGGAGAGCTGCTCGTTGATGTCTTCGGCGTTCGTCCCAATCGCGACCAGGGTCGGCACAAGCTCGGCGCCCGACTTGCCGAACAGATCCATCGCTGCGGTCGTGCGAGCGGCCGGATCTTGGATCGAGGCAATGGCGACCGCAACGGCCTCGAATTGCTTGTCCGGCGAGAGCGCGAGGATCTGATTCGCGGACAGACCGAGACGATCGAGCGCCTCCCTCGCCTGCTTCGAGCCCTCGCCCGCCTCGACCAGCGCCTTCTGCATACGGCCGACGGCGCCCGAGACATTCTCGAGCGAGCCGCCAGAGAGCCCGGCTGCGAACTGAAGCCGCTGTAGCGCGTCGATCGAGATCCCGGTCTTGACGGCGGTATCGTTCAGAGCGCTCGCGGCCTGGAGCGCCTGGTTGATTACCGCGCCGAACGAGATCCCCGCCGCGACACCTCCGAGGAGCTTGAAGTTGCTCGTGAGGTTCGAGAGGACGCTGTCTGTCCCCTTGACGTCCTTCTTTACTCGCTCGAGCTCCGAGCGCATCTGCGCGGAGTCCGCCGCCATTTTGACGACTAGGGTGCCTATGTCAGCCATGCTTCACCATTGCTTGCAGAATCGCTCGCTGTTCGGCGACCGATTGCGACTTGGGAGTCGTGTCTTTTTTCGGGATGAAGTCGTCCGGGTTCCAGGCCTTGCCGCCCTTCTTCGGCCCTGCGGCGTTCGCCGTCGTGGATGCGAGCATTCCCATGCGCCACATCTCGACGTCGTAGCCGAAAGGCTCGAGCCCGTAGAACGCGATCCAGTAGGTGAACTCTGCGGAGCTCATTCGCTCCTGGAGCTCGCCCACCGTCGCGCCGAGTTGCGCTGCGAGGCGGAACCACATCAGTAGCTCCGGCTCGCCCGCTATTTTTTTTCAGCGTCTCCGACCGCGTTATCGGTGAGGAGCGACGCCTCGAGGATCGCCTTCGACAGTTGCGATAGGACCGCGCCGTCGAGCTTCGCGACCTCGAGAGGATCGTCGAAGAGACGGACGCCTTCCGCATCGCAGAGACCGAGCGAGACGACCTTGTAATCGGCGAGCGGTTCGCCCCCTTTCGAGGCCTCCGCTGCCCATTGCTGCAAGGTCACGCGCTCCCCGCCCGAGAGCCCGCGGATGTAGAGCTTGACGCCCTGCACCTCGAGCTCACGGACGGAGGCCTTCGAGAACGCGCTGCTGATCGTTGCCTTGAGCAGCTCGCGGCTCATTACGGAGTCACCGTCGGGAGCGCGGTGATCTCGATCGTCACGTTCGCGACGACCTCGGCACCTTCAGCCGTGAAGGCGTCCAGGTCGAACTTCGTCACCAGGCCGGGGAACTGCACCTGGTAGGCGCCGCCATCCGACAGGATGATCTGATAGTTGCCTGCGGTGCCCGCGACGAGCTTCGTCCGCATTGCTTCGTGAGCGGCGACGCTGCCGTCAAAGAGCAGCTTCAGCTCGACGTTCATCGGATCGTGCGATCCGATCATGCGCGTCGGGTAGCTCGAGTCCATCGTGTAGACGTCGACGGTCTTGCGGTTGTAGCCGCTCCACTTGATTTCCTGCACCTGGGCCAGGGTTGAGAACACCTCCGGGGAGGCGGCGTTGCCGACCTTAAAGAGGGTGCCGGTCGAAATACTTGCAGCCATTGTGATCACTCCAAAAAAAAGACCGCCGAGGCGGTCGTTGTTGAAAGGAAAAAAAAGGCGCCCGAAGGCGCCGAGGGATATGGAAGCTCTAACCCATCACCGATAAACGAATTCAAAGTCCTGCTGAACGATTCGCATCGTTCGATCGCCGAGCGCGTCGGCTTGCTCCTGCTGTTGCGACAAGCGCGACATCAGGACCGTCACTCCGCTCTGCGTTCCAGACCATCCGTCGAGACCGACGCGAATCGCCTCGACGACCGGCGCTACCTGGGACATCGTTTCGCCAACCGTCTCGATGCGTAGCACCGCGCGAAAGAGGAGCGGGTTGTTCCCCAGGGTGCGCGCCATGCCTTGCCCGCTTGTGCGGCTTACGGCGACCGCCGGGAGCGTCGGCTCCTGGACGATGATCTCGCGGTAAACCCGAGACCCGGCGCCGGTGTTCAGCGCGGAGACCTTTGCGATGATTGCGTTCTCGATGCTCACGGATCGACGAGCCCCTCTGTGTCGGCTGCGCGCTCGCGCAGTCTCTTCTCGATTCGGGTGATGCCCTGGCGCAAGATGCGCTGAAACTCTGGAAGGATGCCGCTGCGTGTTGCGTCCCAGGCAGGACCGAACCAGGGTTTCGCGTTGACGCGACGCCCGCTCGGACCGCGGACGCGGTGACCGAACTCGACGAGGTGTCCGTAGAAAATCCCGCGACGCTTCCGGTTGTAGTAGACGTTTTGCAGCGCGACAGCGCGTCGGTCCTTCTTCTTCGGCCCGACCTGGACGGCGACGGTCTCGCTGCCCTTCGGTCGCACCGTGACAATCCGCACCGACTCTGCGAGAGCTCCCGATCGAGCGAAGCTCTCCGCGTTCGAGGTCGCCTGGCGCTCTAGCTTGATCAGCGAGCGACGACTTGCCCGAGTGAGGAGCCGCTTCGCCGCTATAGCATCGAGCTCGAGCAGTCGCGCCTCGAGCTCCTTCAGTCCCTCGACCTTAATGTCGGTGACGATCGGCACTAGACGAACCTCTCGACGCAAAGGAGCTGGAGCTCGCGGTTGCGCTCGTCGCGGTTTATCACCGACTGAATGTCAAAATAGCGCGAGCCGAACTTGACGCGATCCTTCGGCGTGAGCGTAACGCCCGAGATCGGACGGATGACGATCCGCGTTGAGACCTCGCTCTGCATCTGCGCCGCGGCGAAATACTCGCGGCCGTTGAGCGGTTCGACGGACGCCCAGACCGTACCGAGCGACGCCCAGGTCGGCGTCTGGTCTCCGTACTGGTCGATCGCGTCGGTCGCCCGCTGAACGGTGACCCGATGTCGAAGGCGCCCGGCCTGCATCAGAACACCTTGAACGGTGACAGGAGCGCGGTGAATCCGAGCGGAAACTCGGTGACGATCGTTCCGGTAAGCGTCGCTTCGCGGTTCTCGTAGAGGTGCGCGATCATCAGCTTGATCGCCGCCTTGATTGCAGGCGGTACGTCAGTCGGCGCACCGTAGCCCGCGACGTAGCGGATGCGGACGTCGTTGATGTGACCGCGCGAGCTCGGCCAGGTCTGGTTATAGGCCTGGAAGATCTTCCCAGGTTGCGCGAACGGGCCCGCGTCGTTGACGACCTGGTAGGTGTTCGCCGCGAGCGTCTGCGTGTTGCCCTCGATGTCGATGTAGGTGATCGCGGTGACACTTGCGAGCGGCGCCTTCGGGAGCTGAAAGTAGAGCGGGAACTGGTCGACCTTGAGCTCCCAGGTCGTATTCACGAACGAGCGCCCGGTGTAGGCCTCGGCGTATTCGCGCGCGGCCTTCGTGAGCGCGAAGAGGATCTCGTCGTCCTGGTTGCCGTCGATGCGGCAATGCGAGCGCGCCTCTTCGACCGTTACCGGCTCACCCGCCGGAGCTGTGATCAGGGTGTGATTCATAACTGCCGCACCTGTACCAGGACCGAGCGGTCCTCAATGCGTCCGCCCGGAGTCGTGACGCGGTTCGTGATGAGGTAGTCCGTCCCGGCGACTCCGCCGGAGAGGAAGGCGCGCGTCACGTTCGCCGTCACACCTTCCGAGACGATCGAGAGCGCTGCGGGAATTTCCCAGGCCGAGGTCGTGACCGCGTCCCCGTTCAGCCAGGGATTCCAGTCGACCTCGAAGTCGATCGTCGAGTTCGGATCTTTTGTGAATGCCGCGATGATCGTCATGCAGCGATTCTCCTGTTATTGCGTGAGACCTTGATCGTGCGGCCTTCCGCTTCGACCTCGATCGAACTGTCAGCGCCGACCTTGAGCGTCGAGCGCTGCGGAATAATTTCGCGGCGATCCTGGAACGGAACCTTCAGCTCTCGAGAGTCCGGCGTGAAGGTGCGATTCCGTAGCCGTCCGCTGACGGTCGCATCGCCCTCCGCGTCGCCATCGACGGAGCCGCGTCCGATTGCCTGTCCGCTGATCTCGGCGGCGCCGTAGACCAGGCCCAGGATCGGACCGCGTCCGTAGATCGTGACGATCGAGCTCGCCTCGCCCGCCGCGTCGCCGACCTGGCGCCCGTAGGCGAGGATCGAAGCGCTCGCGCTTGAGGTGCCGCTCTCGTTGCCGTCGACCGCGCCGCGCCCGTAGGCCGGAACATCCTCGACGGTGCTCTCGCCCGAGATGGCGCCCTGGACGATTGAGCGCCCGTCGATCGAGGCCTCGACCGTGGCGTCGCCCGCGATCGAGCCGGAGCCCATCCCGAAGGCGCGCGCCTCGGCGCTGACCGTCGCCTCTCCTGCGATCGAGCCGTCCGTCCGGCCGAATGCCAGGATGACCGCGCTCGAGCTCGAGGAGCCGATCGCCGCGCCAGGTGCGGAGATCTTCCGCTGCCCGGAGCCCTCGACCGTTGCCAAGCCTTCGGCGGAGCCGGAGCCCTGGGCGGTTGCCAGGATGTCGCCGGACACCGAGCTCGAGGAGCTCGAGAAGCCCTCGGCCGTAGCGGTCGCCAGGATTTCGCCGCTCGCCGCCGCAGAGCCCGCAGAGGCGGCATCTGCCCGACCGTAGGCGAGGACATCCCCCGCGATCGTGCTCGCCCCCTGCGCCGCCCCATTAGCCGGGAAGACGCCCTGGATTGAGCCGTCGACCGTCGAGGTGCCGGACGTTTCGCCGCGGCTCGAGAACCTTGCGGTCCCCGAGGCGGTTGCAGTCGCCGAGCCCTCGGCCTGGCCGGATGCCTGTCCGGTTGCGAACGCATCGCCCGAGACCGACGAGCTGCCCGAGCTCGAAGCGTCGAGCCCGGTGCGCGCCTGGACGTCGGCCGCGACCGTTGCCGTGCCCGCCGCAGCGCCCTCGCCCTCGATGCGCCCGGAGCCGTCGGCGGTTGCCGTGGAGCTCGAGCTCGAGGAGGCAGAGATCGGCCCCGACGCGATGACCGTGCCGTCGACCGTTGCAGATCCCGTCGAGCTTGCGCTCGAGGAGCCCTGCGCGCTGATTGACGCGGAGGTCGCGCCGGTTCCATCAGCGGAGCCGGTTGCCCTGGCGAATGCTCGAGAGGTTGCCGACGTCGTCGACGAACCCGCGGAGCTTGCGATCGGACGACCGATCGCGTCGATGTCACCTTCGACCGTTGCCGAACCGACACTCGCGCCCGGCGAGTAGATCTTCGGAACGAGCGCGCCGGTGACGGTCGCCGACCCTGCGGCCGTACCGTAGAGGGTGTCCCCTACGGCATAGCCGAAAAGCCAGTAGTCGCTCTGGACGTATAGGCCGCTCATTTAACCTCCGAGCCGGTCTCGAAGTCGGACGCGGCCAGTTTCATCACGGAGCCGGATCAGCTCCTTCTGCCTTCGGTGCGAGCTGCGGTTGCGCCTGGCGTTGCAGCTTGTCGATCAATCCGGCGACAACCTCGAAGGGTTGCTTTGCGAGTGATGCCAGGACGACATTCGCCTCTTCGGCGGTGAGTTCAAACTTCAAGACGTTATTCACAAGATCTCCGAGTTGTGGCTCAAGAAAAACATCACGGCGCGCTGTCAACACTAAAGTCGATCGTCGCGGTGTCTAGTACAGACCCGCTAGACGCAAGCCGAATCTCTATCGAAAGTGACCGCTCGACAAAGTTGTTCGTCGCGCTCAACGTCCAGTCGCGAGTCGTCGACAAGCTGATCCAAGATCCCGTCGTTCCGCCGACCGACCCGCCCGAGCCGGACCAGGTTGCATAGACCTCGAACTGCGAAGCGGTCCCCGCGACGAGCCACTCGCCGCTGATCGACACGAGCGTTCCGGAATTGTTTGTTCGAGACGCTTGCCCGTTACTCGAGAGACGGTAAGTGGCGGTTGCAGTTCCGCCGATACCGGCCTTCGAGAAGTTGAATGCCGACTGGTTAGAGATGGCGACGCTCGCGTTCGACTTCCCGTAAAAGTTTGAGAGCGAAATCGCGCCGCTCGCGACGCCCGCTAGGGTTCGCAGCGCCGTCTCGTTGAGACTGCTCGTCGCGGTTGCAGACCGACCGAGCTCGAGGTTGATAGATTGTCCGGAAGTCGATCCGCCGATGCTGATCGCTCCGGAGCTATTGAGAGGCATTAGGCCGCGACGTCAGCCGGTGCTGCGGGAGCTTCCGGCTCCGGCGCCCAGGGGAGCGGCTTCTGCTCGAGCGCGGCCTTCTCGACCTCCTTCGCGACGACGTAGCCGATGTGCGCCTGGTACGGTGCGAGCTGATCTTCCTGCGACCACACCCAGGCCTCGACCTCCGCGGGAGTGAGCTGCGAAAAGTCGACGAAATTCTCGGGAGCCGGATCGCCAACGTTGACCGAGATCGGAAGCTCAAAGCTGCACCCGCTGTCGATGCCCTTTAGCGTGACGTCGACCTCCTTCACTACGTTTTGCAATTCGCCGACGTTGTGAACTCGGACCGCGTTAATCTTCAGCGTGTATTCGATAGCCATTCTGAATGCTCCTAGTGAACCCGAGCGCGCAGCTCGGCGACTTCTTTCTTTAGCGCGACGAGCTCCTTCGCGAGCTCGATCGCCGACACCATCGCGGCGTTGCCGTATGCGACCGAGAGGTCGCCGTCGTGCGACTCGATGACCGCCTCGGGTAACACCTCGCGGAGTGACTGCGCCGAGACGCCCGCCTGGGTGATCTCGACGTCGGTTCGGTCATAGATGCCGCTCTTCACATTCGCGAGATTGACGACAAAGCCGTCGTCGAGGCTGCGCCAGTTGGCCTTTACTCGTTCGTCCGAGTAGGCGGTGACGTTGCCAGTCGCGGTGACATTCCCGCCGCTGCTGAATGTGACTTTAATGTTCGCATCGGCGATGCTACTCGAAGTGCTGTATTCAAAAACGAGCTCGCCGCCGCCGCCGTTATCTCGCGATTTCCAGTAACCAAACGCACCGTGATAAAACGCTGTCGTCGCTTTAATTGTTGTCCCCGACAAATTCCCACTTAATGTGCCACCAGAGAGCGGGAGCGCGTAGCTGCTGTAGTTGCTGCTATGTAAGACGTCGACGTAGCTTGAGTAGGCAGAGCTAGATCCGAAACTTTGCTGCCATATTCTCATGCCAATCGCGTCTTTCCTGAACATGACGAGATTGTCGGCGCCGCCAGACCCGTCGGTGTATGACCGAAGGTGCAGGTAGTCCGCCCACGGCGCGGTGTTATTGTTTGCCCACGATGTAAAGCCAAATACTGCTCGCCCTGCTGCATCAGAGTTTGGCGATTTTATCCGATGGTCATAAGTTCTTAATCGATCTGCATCTGTGGCGAGCGATGCACTTCCTGCGCTCCCTGTTACATTGATTGACCACGTCCCGCTTGCGCCGCTACCCGTTAAGGACGGCGAGTACGAGGTGTAGTTACCGCTGTGCAGGAATGGGCTGTATGCACCGCCGTTGTAAAAAACTGGGTTGTGTTCGTATACCCAAGCCCAGCTCCCGCTGCCGTTGTGTAGGAAGACTTTGCTTGAAACCCCGGCGTCGCTTCGTGTCAGCCCGAACCCCCAAGGGCTGCTGCTACTGGTCGTCAGGGTTAGCGGCTGCGATCCGCCTCCGCTGATGTTTAATGTGCCGGTGATTGTTCCGCCGCTTATTGGGAGCGCATAGCTGCTGTAGTTTGCGGCGTGGAGGACTTGATTTCCGCTTTGCTGTAACGCTACCGAGAAATTTGCTGCGGCTGTCGTAATCTGAAGCGGATACGACGTGCCCCCGGTTGCGTCATATATTGTAAGCCCGCCTCCCGAACTTGAGTAAATAGTCCACTTTTTGCCGGAGCCGCCAGTCGCGTGCAGATACAAAGCTGCGGCGTTGGAGTTTGCGATGTAGAGCGTTCGCTCTGTTCCGGAGATGGCGTTAAAGCCGTTAAAGCCGGAACCGATACCGACATCGCCGGTTATAGTTCCGCCGCTCAACGGCAAAGCGTAGCCGCTGTAGTTTGCGGCGTGGAGGACTTGGTTTCCGCTCTGCTGTAACGCCACAAGCGAGTTCACTGCCGATGCGTCAATGCGAAACTTCCGTGTAAGCCCCGTTAAGCCAACCGTGTTGTCATCGTGGACGAGGAACTCGAAGTATGTTCCCCAGTGCGATGCGGAGTTACTTCGACCAAACTCAATAGCGCTTCCGATCGAGTCTGACCCGCGAAGAACTACTGCCCCCTTGCCTGCGTTACTTGCTCTCTGAATTATTAGCGGAGACGAATAATTTGTTTGATCTGTAATAGACGCTGTTGTCGTGTCGCCTAGCCCAAGATAAATTTGTCCGCCTAAATCAGCGATCCTGACATCGCCATACACAACGGATGGTGATGTAGGCGACCCGCCACGAAGGAATAAATCGCCGCCAGCAAGTCCAGCGCCGTTGTCAGAGTCGCCCGCCTTAATGATTAGGTTTCTGCCACGCCCCGTGCCCTTCGTTGCGGGAGTGGCGCCACCCGACCCGATAACCGAAATTGTCCACGGCCCTGCTTCGTTAGTCGATGAACCAAAGTTGATGTTCGCGCCCTGCGCGAATGATGCGTTCCCCGTCATCGTCCCGCCGCTTAACGGGAGATAGCTTGACAGAGCCGAGCTTGTGATATAGCCGCTGGGGTTTGTTGAGTTATACGGCGTGTATCCAAGGGCGGTCGTCACCTGGCCGCTTGATAACGCAAAAGAAGTAAAGTTTCCGCTATGAGCGACAGTCCGCCACGATCCCCAGGTGCTCTCGCTCGTCGCCTGGCGAATTGCGATTCCGTCGCCGATGCTTAACTGCGAAGGCCACCCGCCGCTGCCGCCGTTGGTGTCCCATCCGGCGACGGTCAGGATGTGGGAGTAGAGCGCGCTCGCGGTAACCGGCGGACTACTTACGGATGAATTGCTTTTGAAATCGGCAGACAAGGCATAGCCGGTCTTGCCCTGCGGCTGATCGTTTGTCGATCGAGTATCAAGAAATGCGACGAATCGCGAGGAGCCCGTAATTGACGCGCTGCTTGTGATGTAGCTATTCGGATTCGTGCTGTTGTACGGCGTGAACCCGAGCGCGGTCGTGACGTTGCTCAAGGTAATCTCGCCGCGGATCGTCGCGGAGCTCTTGTTCTCGACGTTGCCCAGGCCGACGTCGCTCGAGGTGAGAGTGACCGCGCCCGTCCGACCGGCGACCGAGGTGACCGCGTCGGAGAAAGACATCACGCCCGTCGAGCTGTTGTAGCTCAACGAACCCGAGGCGGAGATTGAGGTGCGAGCTCGAGCCTGGGTGAAGTAGAGATTCGTCGATCCTTCGGCGAGCGAGTCGGTCGAACCAGGCGAGGCGCTGATCTCGATGTAGGTCGAGCCAGTCCATCGGTAGGTTTTATTCGTGTCGATCGTGACGTAGATCTTGCCCGTCTCGCCGGTACCAGGGAGCGACGCAAAGTTCGCGACCTCGACAACATCGTCCACATAGGACGGAAGCTGTGTGGACGGAACCTTCCCGGCGGCATCGAGTGAGGCGTAGCCATTTGCGACGCCCTTATTCGATGCGACCTCCTTCTGCCCGAGCTCGGTATTAAGCCCGGTGAAGTTGGCGTCGACTTCCTGGTGAGTAAGAGCGGCGCCCTTACCCGCGCGAGTGACGATCGTTGCCACGTTCGATTATTCCTCGGAGATCGTCAGGGTGCTTGAGGCGAATTCCGGAATGATCAAGTTCGACACGGCGAGCGATGCGGTGAGCGCGCCCTTATAGAGGATCTTCCCTGCGCCGCTCGAGGCGGTGCCGACCGCAAAATGGGAGATCGTGTTCGAGCCCCCGGTGCATTGCGGGAAGGTGATCGCGGCGGCGTTCGTGACGGAGTTGTTCGTCACGGTCCAGCCGCCCGAGGTGCGCGCGACGGCGACTCGAGCGTAGCCGGTGTAGCTTGCCTCGCTCGTCGTCTGGTCGCCTGCCTCGCCAGGATCGGCGGTGTGCAGCGAGACGTAGAGGTTCGTGTTCGGCGAGCTCGCCGCGTTGTCTGCCAGGTTGGCAATCGCCGTACCCTGGAAAAACAGCTTCATCAAGTCATTCTCGAATGTGTTGCCCTTTGACATTTGTCAATCTCCTAGACTGTCCAGTTGACATCCCGCGGCCTCGGGACACCGTGAAAACAAACCACGCGCTCTTCGCCAGGCCATCGAGCGCCAAACTTTCGCGAGACGATCTGTCTCGGGAATAACTCCTGGAGGCGGTCCGGCTCGAGGCCGACCGTCTCCGAGATCCAGGCCTGGTCGCCCCATCGGGTCGGTTCCAGGTAATCCGCAGCGCGCTCCTCGCTGAACTCGAGCGCGATGTTTGAGAAGTCTCCGCACCAGGCCATCACGCCCGACGCGCAGCTCGACGGCCGACCGAAGTCGGACAGCATCGAGAACTGGTGCGGGTAATTGGCGATATCGTCGATCGAGCCGACGATCACGGTGTCCAGGTCGAAGTACAGCGTCGGCCCGGTGAACCATTCAAAGAGCTCGAGCTTCGACCACCATCCCGACCAGGACCGCAGGATCGGAACTCGGTCGCACGGAACCTCGACGTCCGAAAGACACACGAATCGGTGCGGGATCGAGAGATGCGCGGTGACGCCCTGGTGAAGGCGCTCGACGTAGTCGATCCCGTAGTCCCCGCCGGAGCGGAGAACACAGGCGACCGTCAGATCACCGCGCGCAGTTCTACTCTCGGATAACACTCGAGCGCCGTGTCGCGCGTTGCGTTGAAGATCTCGAGGTCCGGATGTCGCTGCGAGGCCTCGTTGAAGGCCGACGCGAACATCTGATAGGGCGACGCCTTGTTCAGCGCGCCCGGATGATCCCCGAACCAATGTCTCTTCGCCCCCATCTTCATATCGAAGCCGAGCAGCACGATCGGCGAGCAGCTCGCCAGGACGGCAAGGTTCACCGCCTGGAATCCCGAGTTGTCGCCGCGATGTATTCGACCAGGCTCGAGCGAAAAGCCCTGCCGGTCGACGCTCTCGATGTAATGCAGGCGCCACCGTCTAGCGGCTCCGGCGTCCTGCGTTACTCGTAAACCGTTGAAGCTCGCCGCGCCCTGGTGGAGATCCCACCATTCCGGGTCCGCGGCATAGAGCACGTCGGCCCAGGGTGCGAGCTTGTAGTTGTCGTTGACGACGATCACCGCCGCGCGTTCGCGACAGTAGTCGACGTCCTCTGCGGTAAGACTAGGCCCGCTCGCGACGACGACGCAGGGACGGCCCCGCAGTCTCGCGAAAGGGTTCCGGCGCACCGCCGAGCGCCTGGGTTTCTGTAGGACCGGGAGCTCCGTCTCGAGCTGCCCATCCATTGATGACCGCCACCTCGGCAAGCTCGCCCTCGAGCTCGTCGCCGACGTTGAACGATCGGACCTGGTGCGCCCCGTCGGGAACACCGCGGAAGGGAATCTTGCAGATTGCTTTCATTGAAAGAAACGGAGCGGGAGGTTGCCCTCCCGCCCCGCTCTCCTGTCGTCAGTCAGATCAAGTCGTCGCGCACTTGATGACCTTGACCGCCTGGTTGTCGGCGAGCTTGCCGCCGACGCGCTTGCGGAAGATCCACTTCACCTGTCCCGGAGTCGTCACTTCGTCGAGCGTTACACGGAGGCCGACGAGGTCGACGATCGTGTAGGCCGCGCGGAAGTCACCGAAGGCGATCGGGAAGGCGTTCGCGCCAATGTCCGCCATGTCCTCGTTCTCGACCACAGCGTAGCCGAGGAGGCTTGACGGCATCCCGGCGGCGATGCCCGGTTGCCAGAGGTAGTTCGCTTCCGAGTCCTTGAACTTGCGAACGACCGCCAGGGTCGCCTTGTTCATCATCCAGCGAGCATTCGCGCGGTAGCCCGCCTTCAGCTTGTGGACGAGGTCGACGAGCTTGTCAGCCGGGTAGGCCACAGGCGAGGTCAGCGACAGCGCCGGGAAGCCAGCCGCAGCGCCGGTCGCGACGTACTGCACCGAGCCGAACGCCAGGGAGGCGTCGTCCGAGGTGCTCTTCGTCGCGGCCATGATGCCGGTCGGCTTGTTGGTGCCGTTGCCCGTCGTGAAGGCAACGCCTTCGGCGGCGGCGAAAGCCACCGACACCGAGTTCGTCAGCCAGCCCTGGACATCGAAGAAGATGTCGTTGAGCGACTCTTCCGAGGCCTTCGGGTAGGCGTAGAGCGTGCCGAACGTCGGAGCCACTTCGCCGAGGCTCGGCGTGTTGCTCTCCGAGCGCGTGCCGTTCTCACCCGCCCAGGCGGTGCCGGTGCCGAGCACGTCGACCAGGATCTTGTAGTCCGGGCTCGACGCGGTCACCACGTTTGCCACCTGACGCATCGGCGAGATGTTGGTGAGCTGCGTGATGATCGAGCGAGACAGCTCCTCGGGGACAGCGTAGCCGCCCGCCGCCGAGCCGCCGCTGCCGGTCGTGTAGACCGCCTTGCGCTCGGCATCCTGGAGAGCCGCGATCGACTTCTGGTCGCGCGGGTTGCGGATGTAGTTCACGAAGGCTGACTTGTGCTCGTCGTCCTTCTTGCCCTCGCCAGCGCCCGCGACCGTGATGCGGCCGAGCTTGACGTTCACTTCCTCGAGCGACTTCTGAACCTTGGCGAACTCTGCGTCGGCCTTGGCCTCGAACTCGCGGCGCTCGCTATCCGAACGCTTCTCGAACACCTCACGAGCGGAGCGCTCGTCGGTGACCACCTTGGCGAGCGCATCGACGGCGCTCTTCACTTCGATAGACATTTTGATTACCTCAAAAAGAATTGATGACTAAATGGTTCCGCTCACTTTGCGATGAGCTCCTCGACCGTTCGCTTGATGTGATCGGCGAGGTCGTTCTCTGCTGTGTCCTCGATCTCTGCGTCACACAGAGCCGAGTCACCGAAGCCATGCGCCGTAATTTGCTTGGCCTCTTTGCGAGAGAATCCGGCGTCACGCAGGAACCTCTCGAAATCTTTGGGCGAGCTGATGTCGCTCGCTTTGACGCCCGTGATCCGGGCCTCGGAATTGGCCGGGAATGTCACCGGCGAAACTTCCCAGAGCTGAACGTCGGTCAGAATTCGCGAGTCCTGCTCGCGGTCGACCTGGTATGAGCGCGTCGTGTATCCGATCGAGAGCCCGGTCAGCGCGCCGAGCTTGATCAGTTCGCGCGCCTCGTTTCCGCGCTGCGTGTCGGCGAGCTTGCCCTTCACGAAGAGCCCGCGATCGTCCTCGCGCATTTCCGTCCAGACACCGATCGGCTCTTCTGGGTTGTGCTGCCAAAGCATCGCAGGCATCCGGCCGGAGGCCTTCGCCTCCTCGAGCGACTTCGCGAACGCGCCAGGCGCGACGACGTCGCTGTAGCTGTCGAGGTTGCCGAAGACCGAGCCGTAGCCCTCGATCACTCCGGAGTCGTCGACCGCCTTGATCTCGGCGACGACCTTTAGTCGTTTCGTTTCCATTGTCGTTGTCCTCATGCCGCGCCGGTCGGCGCGACGTCTGAATTCGGCGGCATTCCTGCCGCGGTCATGTTGAGCGGTTGCAGATACACCTCGCCCTCGTCGATCGGGTTCATGTCCTCGAGACGACGGACGTCGTTCACAGAGAGCCATCCCCAGTTCCGGCCGATCGCGTAGGCGTCGTAGCGCGACTTCAGATCGCCGCGCAGGAGCGCCTCCGGTGAGAGCTTCGAGAAGTAAGTGTTCGGCGCCGTGATCAGATCGCGCGAAATCGACTGCTCCCAGCGCGTCATCCAAGGGCCGATGCAATGTCCCAGGAAGTCGAGCGACTGGTGCTCGATGTTCGAGAACGTCGCGCGCGACAGATCGCCGATCAGGTGCGGCGGAACGCGGAATAAGCCCGCGATCTCGGATCGTTGAAACTCGCGCGTCTGTAGGAACTGCGAGTCGTCGTTCGAGAGCGAGAGCCGCTCGATCGACATCCCCTCCTCGAGGAGCGCCGTCCGTCGAGCGTTACCGCTTCCGGCATAGGCGGAGTTCCAGGTCTCCTTCAATCGCCCGGCCGCTTCTGCGGAGAGCTTCTGCGGATGCTTCAAGACGACGCCAGGCGTCGCGTCGTTTCGGTAGAACCGGCCCGCGTACTCCTGGGTTGCGTAGGCAACACCGATCGAGTCGCGTCCGGATTCGATCACACCGACCGGCTGCACTCCGTCGCTCGTGCGGTAGCGGAGCGTGAACACCTCGTCGGCTTGCAGGATGATCGTGTCGCCCTGCTCTCTGCGTAACTCGTAGACGAGCTGCATATCCGGGAGCTGCTTGATAGTGATGCGATCCGGGTGAATCGGAATCAGCTCGTCTACGATGTTCGAGGCGCGCGAGCGCCAGTTGATATACGCGAACCCGGCCCCGCGTAGGAGCGCGTGTTCGGTCAACATTTCGCGGAACTCCTGCGAGGTCTGCCAGGAGTTCGGTCGGTCGTGGAGTAGGAGCTGTAGCGGATGCTCCGCGGCGCGCTCCCGACCGCCATCGGCCCGGCGCCGGTACATATTGAGCGGCATCGAGCCGATCGTCTCGGCGATCACGCGGACGCAAGCGTAGACCGCAGCGACGCGCATCGCGGTCTGTTCGTTTACATGGACACCCGAGGCGGAATTCGTGCCCTCGAGGCGCATGATCAAACGGTCGAGCGCGGTCTGTCCTGCGCTCTTCCGTCGCATGA